ATTTTTTGTAGGTAGTCGCCAGCATTACCTAGTGATGATGCTGTGTTTGTTAGTGCAACATAACCATAACGTGTCATGAAGCCTACGACTGGCTCGAATGTATCAGGATCTAATACTGTACCTGATGACATTAGAGGAATGTATGGGCAATAGAAAGCGGCTGCGTCTGCTTCGCTTGAACCCTTATAACCTACTAGTACTGAATCGTTTGTACCTTGGTATGTATCAACATAAATCTTCATTGCACCGTTTAGTGTGCCAACCATCTTTTGGTTAACTGGTGCTTCAAATGAACCTTCTGTTGTACGAGCAAATGCACTTGTTGAAGCAGATTGAATTGCTGTTAGTGCGTCTGTACCTACAACTGCCCAGTTACCTGCACCACGACGTGTGCGTTGTGCGATAGCGTTAGCTGCGCGGTTCATTGTTACTGCCAATGCGGCGTGCTCGTCACCAACGTATGTTGCTGTACCTGAAACGCCTGTTTGGTCGAATGTGAAGTCTGTTGAAGCGATACCACGTAGTGAACGTAGGATCTCTTGATCAATTTCTGCAGTAATTTCTTGTGCTAGTGCTGACATGATTTCTGCTTCCATGTCAATACCGTGCATTGAGTTAGCATCTTGAGCAGCTTCGAAAGTCCAACGTGCTGATAGCTTACGTGTCTTTGCTTCAACTGGTTGCTTCAAGATTTGGATGCTTAGACGGTTACCGCCTGTACCTTCGTTAGCAGCTGTTGAACCTGCTGTATCAGCAGATGCAACGTTGCCTGAGTAACCTTCAGCAACTTTGAATGGGCTTAATGCCTCTTCGCCTGCTGTTGTGTTACCACCTGCACTGCCTGTGAATGCATCAGCGTAACGTACTCTCAATGTGTGAATTTGTCCTACTGGACCTGCCATTGGTTGAACACCAACGATTTCGTTGGCAATTACTGATGGCATGACGCGACGGATTACTGGTAAAATTACGCGATTCAATGTTGCAACATTACCTGATGTTGACGCGCCTGCTGTAGCAGCCTCTGCAAGATAGTTCTTTGTATTCTCTAGAGTTACTGCCATTGTACTACGAGCTGAACCTGAAAGACCTTCTAGTAGTGCGTCTTTAGTTTCGCTCCAGTTTTCATTTAATAGTTCTGACATTTTTAGTCTCCTAAACTCCTTATTATAAATTTATAATCCTGCTAACTTCTTAAGATCAATAATATTGGAAGTGTTTGGTGTTTCCTCAACTTGCTTTTCAGCAACTTCACGATCACCTGTTACTTCTTTCTTTACTGACTCAGTAAGTTTGCGTTTAATACCGGTGCCATCACCATTAATAACTGCTGGCAGGTATTTGTCAAAAGATGCTTTAAGTTTTTCAGTTTGTACTGATTCAAGTAAACTTTCCATAACTTCTCTCTTTTCTTTCGCCAATGGTGAAAGAAGTTGTGAGAGGGTTTCTTTACGGTTTGCTTGGTCATTGATAATTCTGATTTCACTCATTTTTGTCTCTACGAGTGCATCTTTTTCTTCAATTGTTTTATTGGCTTCTGCCAATACTCCTTCCATTTCTGAAAGTTGTTTGTTAAGTTTTGCTACTTCTGTATTCTCATTCAAGTATGAATGTGCATACTCTGCGGCAAAAGCTTCAAATAATTGACGTCCAAAGTTATTCTCACGAGCACTTTGGATATCTTCTTTAAGTTGTGACATCTCACTCTTAATAGTTTTAGTGACAGTCTCTTCAACCATCTTAGCACTACGCTCGATAAATGTTTTCTTAAGTTCGGCTAGTTTATCTTTTGCTTCAGCAACTAGTCTTACTTTTGTTTCAACTACGTCTTTTTTGTCTTCGTTGAATTCAACAATCTCTTCGCTTAATGCTTTGATTACGAAATCTTCTAGTTTCTGCATTGTTTGAGCCTGTGTGCCTCTGTCAGCACGGAACTCATTCATTTCAGTTGCTAGATTTTCTGTTACGAACTTGCTTAGAAGATCGGCATGCTCTGTTACTGCTGTCTTGTATGCTACTCGCTCAGCTAGTAGTGCTTGCTTATCTTCTACAAACTCGTTGATCTCTTGTTTTAGAGAATCTGTAACCATTGTATCTAGAGCTTCGACAATCGCCTCCTTATCGTGTTCATATCTTTGTGCAAATTCTTCGCGGAGTTCAGCCTTGTTTTGCTCAGTTACTTCTGCTAACTTTGCATCCCAAGCCTCTTGTAACTCTACTTGAACTTCTTCAGAGATAATGTTATTTTCGATAAGTGGTTTGAATACGTCTAACATAATGTTCTCCTAAATTTTTAGGTCCTTTATGAGACGCAAAATACTATCTTTAAGGTATTTTTGCGCCTTTTGATTCTCACGTACTTCAGCCGCCGCCTCAAGCACTCTATGACCGCCTCTCATGTTTAAAAGGCCTTCATAAATTGCTGTTGGATATGCGTCTGGAGCACTTGGTTGCGCCACTACGTCAATAGTGACAATCTCAAAATCTGACACGTCACCAGATGCTTCGCGGACATTGCCACTGCCTCTGGATGAAACTCCTAATTTAACACCTGACTCTAGCATAGTTTTAACTAAATTACCCATTGGTGTTGGAAGAACTTTTAATTTTCCATAACCATTAGGTCCATCCATCCACATTTCTGTAACCATGTGGGAAACACGATCTAAGTTAATCTTAAGATCGTCTGGATGGTCAACTTCGCCTAGTACTGAGTTTCCTTGATTGATTTGCTCATTTAATGTTGATACTGCATTTTGAATTTCAGAGACAGGATATACACGTTGGTTTGCATTCTTTACACCACCTTGAATACAAATGCCCTTCATGTATAGGTTCTTGCCGTCTGAATCAGTTTC